AGCTTGATCGAGCCGGGTCTTGAGGGTCATGATTGATTTCCTTAGTGTCTATGGCTACCAGTAGTCCGATGCCACGATGGTTTGATTGAGCCAGGCATGCAGGCGATCACCCAGCGCGATTGCATCTGGCCCCAGTACTGCGGCCACCTGAACCGCGTCAGGACTCAGCCGAGGAAAGTCCTGAACCTCTAATTGCGCTTTCACCTGCCACCGGTTTCCAGCCAGAAGCTCGGTGTCCCATGGCGCAATGAATCGCGCCTGAACCGCCTGAACGCCCAATCCAGCCGTCAGTGGCATCGCAAACCACAGCACCCCTTGATTGAGCACATGCATCCACCAAGCATCAAAGACAGCGAACGCCTCTTGCGAGAAGCGCCACTCCGAGCGAACCCGGTACAGCGTGCTGGTAGATCGCAATCGCATCCGAGCCGCACCCGAATCGATGTCGGTTCGAATTGCGTTTGACTGCGGGGCCAGTCCATATCCCTCAATACGAGGCAACGGCAAGGTGTCCGGCCATACCGGAATCCCAGCCGGTAAGGTCACATCACTCATCGCAAGGCTCCTACTGCAGGATTGAGGCCATAACGGCGTTCCAGAGTGGGCGCGATACCCACACCTTGATTGATGGAGCGGCTCATGCGAGCTTCGATCTGCTCAACCATCACATCCAGGCGGGTGGTGCCGTCCGGTTGCTGGCTGGTCTGAACTCGGGCATCTACCCCTGGGGCGTGGTTACTGACATTGACCACCACCTTGACTGGCGACGGACTGTTTTTTGACAACGCACCGCCCAGAGATCGAAGCTGACCAGGCGTGAATACCGCCTCGCCAGGTTGCGCAATGATGGGGACTTCGCCCGCAACTACTCCGCCAGTATGAAACCGCTGAGCGCCATCAAAGTGATGCCATCCGACGGAGCGCGTTGCCAGCACATCACTTCCGATCAATCCACCGGTGTGAGCCACCATTGTTCCGCCTGACATCAGGTCAGTGGCACCAGCAGGAAATGCCCCACCAATTCCGTTACCGCCACTTGAACCACCAAACAAGTTCAGTCCGCTCATCCACCCGGCCAAAGGCAAGGTGATCATTTTTTGGATCTGGATTCGCACCAGGTCCGCAATGATCGAGTTGGCCAAGCTATTGAAGTCCACCTTGCCGGTCGTCACAAACTGAACCATCGCGTCCTCCATGCCCTTGAAGGCACCGGTCACGGCACGTTCAGCCTGCTTGGCCGCATTGGTCGCGTCCTCAATGTAGGTGCGCAGGGAACTGCGAAGGCCATAGTCAAAACTGCGCTGGTATTCCACGTTGGCACGAGCGAGCTCTTCGACGATCGGCAACTGCCGCGCCAAAGCATCGTTGATCGCAGCAATAGCCTCGGCTTTTAGGCCGGGGTCGTTGATTTGCTCGGCCTGGCGCAAAGCCATGACAGCGGCTTTTTCCATGTCGAAGCGGGTTTGTAATGCGACCCGCTCAACCTCGCCAACGTCCAGAAGCTGTCGCTTGAGCTGCAACTCTTCTTGCTTGAGGCGGTTGTTGCCGATGTAGTTTTCGGTGATCTGATGGACCTTTTGCAGCTCCTTCTCGTACTCCTCGAATTTCTTGTCGGCTTCTTTCTGCTTTTCCATCCGCTCAATAGCGTCGATGTACTTTTCCGCTTCCTTGACGACGCCTGCGTAGCCCTTGCGCTCGAGCTCTAAAGCACGTGCGCGCAACTCAGCACCTTCGCCTTGAGTCACGCGCAGCGCTCGCTGCTCCAACTGCTTTAAAAACTGCAACCCTTCGTTGTTCTTTTCAAAACCTGTCAGGTCCAAACCACTAGGAGGCTTGCGAGGCATCTTGGGCAAAAACTCGTCATAGATTTTCTGAACTTGTGCGGCTTGTTCTGCCGTTTCCAGAACAAACTTCTGCCCCATGACGCGCACCGTGCGGCGTTGCTCATCGAAGAACTTTTCGATCTTGTTGACGTAGCCAGGGTTGTCCGTCAAATGCGTCAGTCGGTCGTTAGCCGCCTCGACGAAGCGATCGCGAGCTGCTTGTAACTTGGCGATTTCGGCATTGATCTGCGTCTCGTCATAGCCCATGGACTTCATGGAGCGCAGCATGTCGGTCTTGATCCAGGTCTCTACGTCTTTAGCGACCACCTGCAGACTGTCAAACGGCTGGCTGATCACACGCTTGGCAAGCACCGCCGATTCGGCGATGAATCCAAGACCAGTCGCCACCTCTTCAAGAAATGACAGGACTTGCTGGCGGTTGTGCGTGATCGACTGCAACTCACTCGTAAAGCCACCTGCCTCGGTTTTGGCCAGGAACATCTGCTCCGTCAGATCGGCCAGGATCGGCAGCAACGCGGATCCGATTTGGCGCTGTACGCCTTCGTTGACCGCGTGCAAGCGCTTCATGTTGTCGTTGAACTCCTCTGCAGCGCGTGCTGCATCGGCGGACATGACCAGCCCGAGGCGCTTGGCCTCTTCCATCATTTCAGTCAGCCCATCACGCCCTTGGTTGAGCATGGGAATCATGTCTAGGCCGTTCTTGCCGAACAACTTGACTGCCAGGGCTGCCTTTTCTGCGCTGTCAGGCATGGCCGAAAATTTCTCAGCCAGGTCCAGCAGCACCTGCTCAGTCGGACGAATCTGCCCTTGTGCATCCAATGCCGAGACGCCGAATGCCTTGAGTGCTGCACTGCCTTCGCCGCCCTTGACCTTAGCGTCAAACATGGCGGTTGAGAGGAATTTGAGCGCCTTGGTCAGGCTCTCTGCACTCACGTCCGACAGCTCTGAGGCATACAGCAGCGCCGACAAAGCCTCGACCGAGACAGCCGTTTTCTGGGATAGCTTATTGAGCTCTTCGCCCACTTCAGCGACCGGGACAACCAGCTGATGCATGCCGTAACCAACCGCAGCAACAGATGCCCCCACGATCAACCCGGCGGGGCCAAGGCGACCGAGCACGCTGCCCAGCATCCCAAGACGAGACGTAGCGTCCTCCATGCGCACAAAGGCATCATTGGCCGCCTTGGACAACATATTCAGACCGGCAGAGGCAGGCTGCGATGCTGACTCGATTTTCTTGAGCGATCGCTCTCCGGCCTCACCCACGTCTGCCAGTTCGGCTTTGACTTTGCCTCCGTCAATGACAGCCAGTCGAATCGATAGGTTACGTTCAGCCATGTGGGTTGTCCGGAGATGGTTTGTTCAATGCTTGCGTCAGGCCCGCCTCTACGGCAGGAAATAAATGGGTCATGGCTGCGGGGTCTGCACCCAGTGCCTGGCTGGCGGACATCCATGCGTTGAAGTCCATACCCAGCACGGCACCTTGAACAGCACGTACTTGGGATGAACAGACATCCAGCACCGAGAGGGCCTGCCAGCCCTCTTCGGTACGAGGCGAATTCACCAGGTACGGACACTCAGGACAGGTCGTCTCGCACGCCTCGCAATAAGTGGCCCCGCCACCGAAGTGCCATTCGGTGCGGGCCTTCAGCCGTTTTTTTCGGCATCCAGAAGATAGAGCGCTGCCAGGTATTCACGTTCGAACGCATCGGCCACAGGCCAAAGCTCCATGAGCGCAGCAATACCGTCTGGCGTGACCGCTGCTGCTTTTCCTTTTTCGTCGCCCACGCCCTCCCAAGCCAAGATGGCAGCTTTTGCCAACTCGGTAATCAGGGTTGCAGTGCGCTCTCCGGCTGCCGCGTGGTCTTTGCCATCGATGAGGGCTGCAGCATGGCGAGCCGCCATGACGAGTGCAGTGGTCGCAGGTTTGACCTTGATGCGCACGCCTTGGACCAGGTCGAGCCAATACGGCTCACGTTTCAGATTGAGTTTGAGCATGTTTGCCTCTTAGGTTCAGTACGCAACCACGTCATTGACGAGTTGCACGGTCAGCATGTGTCCAGCTGCAGTGTTCTTAGCGGCCTGCCAGTCGAAGGTGGCCTGGATGCCTCCGGGGCCAGAGATAGAGAGCTTGGGCTTAGGGAGGTAGACCTCATGCGCGATGAAGGTCAGGCTCTTGGTGGCGTCAATGACATAGCTGAAGGTCAGCTCCAGCGGCGTGTTGTTGGTGGCTGCATCGATCAACTCCGTGTCCGCGAAGCGCACCTCCAAGTTGCCCGTCAAGCTGGCCACGGTGGGGTCAGCCCCCTCGATCTTTCCGTCGGAACGAATGGTTTCGATTCGCGCCAGATTGTTCGAATAGGTCAACTGCGCTGCGACCACGTTACCCAGGGCTTGGCCATTCTTTTTGATCGAGCCCTGGAACTGGTTGAAGCGAGTGATCGGCAAGGTCGTGGGTGTCGCGTCTGCGCTGGCAGTTCGCTTGACCTCGCCTTGCGCAATCAGACCCAAGGTGGCGTCCGCTGCACCAGAGCGGGCGAACTTCACCTGCAGCGAGTTGGCCATCACCCCAGAGGCAAGGAAGTACGCCGGAATGTCCGGAAGTCCCGTCTCCAACGACAAGCTCGGCAGACCTGAGTTGCCAGAAACGAAAGTGTGGGTGTGCGCGGTATCTCCAAGGCTCACCGGACTTCCGAGCAGGGCTTTGAGCCACATGCCAATGTTGCGCAGGTCAATGGGAATAACGATATCGCCCTCGACCTTGATCACGTCACGGATGGGCGCACTCGGGTCTCGACCCAAGCCAATCAGATCGTTGGCAATCAAGCCCTGTTCCGAGCCCAGGGTGGTGGAGACAAAGGGAATTTTTCCAAAGTCTCCTGTCGGTGTGGTTCCATAGGTGGGTTCAAACGCAGCCAATAGGCTGGCGTTCGCGCCATAAGCACGAGCCATGATGAGTCTCCAAGTGGTTAAGGTTTGTGGTGCGATCAGGCCAAGGGATGGCTGCTCGCGTAATGCATCACCACGTCCAGCGTGCAGGCCTTGATGCCCACAGACCCTTCGGGGGTGACGTCTTCAAATTTGGGCGGCATCACTTCGGCGTGGTCAATCTGTCCGGCCAAAGTCGGATCAGACATGATCAAGGTGCCAAGCGCCTGAAGCAGCTCATCCATACGCGCGTCTCTGGCAGATGCTTCGGGATGCGCGACGTAGATTTCGATGCTTGCAGCGTGCTCCCACAGATAGGTCACAGGCGACAAGGTGACATCGACCTGGGTCATGTCCCCATCGCGCAGAAACACCATGGCGTGCTCACTGAGCCGCTCAGGCAGGGATGAATTCCTGCGTATGGCATTGGGCTGCAGGGGAAGCCCGTCCAACAGCGTGAACAAGGCCCCCAGCGCCGCTTCTCGTTGGCTGGCTTTCATCGTCATTTCATGTGTCCGAGCGTTCTTCTGGCCACGACTGCGTGACCAACACCATCAGCCTGTCTTGCCACCGTTGGGCAGCACTGGCGATGTCGAATTTCTTCTTGAGTTGGGCTTGCGGCACCAGCAAAAAAATGGGGACTGTGGTCAACCCCCGTCCTGATTTCTGA